GGACGAAACTAGAACTAATAACCACGGGTATGCACGTCATGCTAAACAAGCTGACAAATGGACTACAGCACGTACTCTAAGTCTAACAGGAGATGTGACTGGTTCTACCTCTTGGGACGGCTCAGGTAATGCTAGTATTACAGCTACAGTAGTTAATGACAGCCACAACCATGACCATTCAGATGGTAGGTTTACAGTTGGTGAAGAATTGAGAATGTCAGCGAGTGGTAACATACGCTCTGATAGTGTATTTCAGTTCTTAACTCCGTCAGGAAACGCACAGTACTCTAAATTTAGAGGGGTGTCTGTATCAGATAGTTATTCAATAAGTAACTACAGTGGCGAGTTTAATGCTAAAAGTGGGTACAGAATTAATAATACCCAAATAGTAGACTCTAGTCGTAATCTTACGAGTATTGGCAGTATTACAGCAAGCGGTAGAGTTTCAACTAGCTCTACAGTTAGTGCATCATCTTTATCTGGTATTACAAATGGACAGGGTGCGTTCTTTGCATACCATCCAACACATACATCAGGCACTACCACTTACTACCCAACTATAGGTAGCTCATCTATACACAATACTGGTTATAGACAGCACTTATCAATAGGTCATAAGCGAGCCTCTGCATGGGATGAGATATATATTGCGGCAGGTGGAAATGACGCTTATCCGACTAAAGAGTGGTTATTTGATGTTAGCAGTGGAAGATTTACATCAGCAGGTGATATAGTATCTGGTTCTGGCGGTGATATAAGCACAGGTGCGAGTGGTAATATTAATTCGTTTGGTAATATCACAGCCACTTATGGGTATGTTAAATCTGGACAAGGTGGTTTTTATGTTCAGAGTACGCAGATTGTAGACTCGGCTAGAAACCTGCTAAACATCGGCACAGTATCTACCTCTGGCACTATAACTTGTGGGAATGAACTTAATGCTTCTGGTGATATATACGCAGGGGGTGGTCAAGTCTATGCAAACTCTGGTAATGCTGATGTTAAGTTCGGTTTATGGGGAAATAATAGTACCACTTACGGCATAGGGATGACTAGTGGCGTAACTTACGGTGCTCTAAACGACTATGCTATGACATTCTGTATGAATAATGAATCAGACAGAGGGTTTTGGTGGGGTTACTCTGGGCAGTCTAAGTCAACTGGAGCTATGTCATTGACTACTTCTGGTGTGCTTACAGTGGCTAGTGATATTACGACCACTGGAACACGAATGACTATAAACACGTCTGGTTCTTGTTACTACACTGCTGATGGTGGTACAAATCAATGGAAGTATTTATCGCTAAAACAGAATGGAGCTACCAAGTGGGATGTTGCCACTAAAGAGAATGACTTGTCTGGCGCATTACAGTTCAGACCGTCTGGCGGTGCTACAAACAGGGTTTATATCACTACAAGTGGTGCATTAACAGCTCCAAGAATACAGGTAGGTGACGGAACTGACGGTTACTTCTACAGTGACACAGCAGGTAGGACTGCTTACGCAGGTGGGGAGTTCTACATCCAATCCTCAGTACCTTACTACTACAACTATGCAACTAATCAGTATCATGGTAACTCAAGTGGTGACAACCATTACTTTAGAAGTAACAACTTGTCTGGTACAGGTTGGTCTATCAGTTCAGCAGGTGCTATTACTGGTAGTTCGATAACATCCTCTGGAAATGCGAGTGTTACAGGTAACTTAACCACTCTTAATGGTAATGTAAACGCTAAGAATGGATTACAGATTAATGGCACGACTGTTGTGGATTCAGGTAGAAATGCTGTTTTTGGAACTATACAAGGTGAAAATAGTAACTCAACGGCAGGGGTTATTAATCTTAGAGACAAGAGCACTAGTCCTGGATTTACATTTATTAAGTTCCAAAACACAGATGGGACTACAACCTACGGTAGTATTTACAGACAGTACTCATCAATAGTATACGCAACATCTTCAGATTACCGTCTGAAAGAAAATGTGGTACAATTAACAAGTGCTTCTGATAGAGTTAATGCGTTATCAGTTAAACGTTTTAACTTTATAGAACACCCAGAAGATACTGTTGATGGTTTCTTAGCACATGAAGTACAAGAAGTTGTACCACAAGCAGTTCTAGGTAACAAAGACGGTGTTGATAAATATGGTCGACCTGAGTATCAGAGCATTGACCACAGTAAACTTGTTCCACTATTAACAGCAGGTCTACAAGAAGCCCTTGCTGAAATTGAAAACTTAAAGGCGCGTCTTAGCGCATTAGAAAACTAGGAGATTAGCATAATGGCTATCACACAAACTAAAACAGTACAACGTATTGAAGTATATCCAGCACAGGATGAAACATTACAACCTACAATGATGGTAGTCGAAGAACATTTCTTTGATGACCCTGATGACGCTGAACTACCTGTAGTCAGTAACAAGGTCTACCACTTAGATGCGTCTAGTGATGTATCAGGTAAGTTACAAATTGTGCAAGACGTATATAACTCAGTTATCACATACACTCCAGTAGTAGAAGTAGAAGAAGAGGCAGCAGAATAATGAACGAAACTAAAATTAACGCAATGTTCCAAAGTTTACAATCTCAAAATCAACAACTATCAGGTCAATTAGCTGAGGCTCATGGGCTTATTGCTGAGATGGAGGCTTACATAAAAGAAAAAGAATCAGCGTCTACAGAACAAAGTGATGCTGAAGAGTTAGCTGAATAGTCTACGGAGTAAATAACATGGCAGGTATTATAGCCAGAGCTGCTACAGCTTCAGGTACTAGTGGATCTGAGAAAGTAGTGGACGTACAAACCACAAACGGTGTTTCATCAGGCGGTGTTAGTGTTGGTGTATACGGTGGAATAATTGTAGGAAACCAAACTAACTGTTTAGTGTTCAACGGTTATATGGGTAACAACATCTACCCTTCTAACGCAGCAGGGGCAATTCGTGATGACGTTATAGATTTAGGAGCTTTAAGTTCACGTTTTGACGATATGTACGCAACCAACGGTACTATTCAAACTTCAGATCGCAATGAGAAACAAGACATTGAAGAGTTATCTGAAGCTGAACGAAGAGTAGCACAAGCCTGTAAAGGTTTACTACGTAAGTTCCGTTGGAAGAGTGCAGTTGCCGATAAAGGTGAAGAAGCTCGTGTACACTTTGGTATCATTGCTCAAGACTTAGAAGATGCTTTTACATCTGAAGGTTTAGATGCAGGAAAATACGCCATGTTTATTAAGAGTTCTTGGGAAGATGAAACAACCAAGGAACAACGGACACGTTTAGGTGTTCGTTACTCTGAGCTACTAGCTTTTATTATAGCAGCTTTGTAAGGATTCGTTATGGACAACGCTAGATTTGATAGACTTGAACAGAAAATTGACAAACTAACAGACGCTGTTACAGCTATTGCTAGGGTTGAAGAGAAGATACTTGCAAGTAATATGCGCCTAGACAGGGCAGAATACAGACTCGATATTAACGAGACAGAACTTGATGACCTCTCTAAAATAGTTAGAGATAACTCTGGGGTTGTCAAGTTTGCTGATAAGGTATTCTGGCTTGTCGTAGGCGGTATTGTTAGCTTTAGTGTATGGGTAGTCCGTACAGGAATCTCAGGATAAGTTATGGGTATATTAAGTACAATATTTGGTAGTGGGGAAGTTATTAGTAAGGGCTTAGAACTTATTGATTCTTTCCACACATCAGAGACAGAAGCTATTGAGGCTAAGACAAACGCTAAGAAAGAGCTTCTAACAGCTTATGCTCCGTTTAAAGTGGCTCAGAGATACTTAGCCCTTATGTTTACGTTTACGTTCTTAGGAAGCTTTGTAGGCGTCCTAGTAGCGTCCTTAACAGGGTATGCAGACGTAAGCGTTATTCGTCAAGTAATTAGCGAGTTCTACATTGGTGAGATAATGCTCTCCATCGTATTGTTCTACTTCGGAGGCGGTGCTTTTGAAGGTGTTATTAATAAAACAAAAGGTAAATAAAAATGGCTAAAATTACAGTATTATACGCTCCAAAACCTAGTCCTACTAAACCTAAAACAGCTACACGTAGACGTGCTGAAGATCCTTATGAGGTTGCATCAGTAGCTCAACAAGTTCGTAGTAAGCCAAAACGCGGTACACGTACAGCCACTAATAAAGCGAAGAAGGCTAAAAAGTAATGATAAACAAATCCTCAGCTCTTTCAACTACAGCTACGCTACAGACTATCTACACAGTTCCTAACGGTAAACGTGCTGAATGGAAGATGCTGTGGGTTAGTAATATCAGTGGTAGTAATGGAGCATTCAGTGTCACTTACTACAATAAAAAGAATGATGCTACGTTAACATTCTTTAGTGACCACGCCCTATCATCTAAAGATTTCTTTCAGATAGGTGGGCAGACTTTTGAGTTTGTGTGTATGCAGGAAGGCGACTACATACAAATCAGTAGTACTCAAGATATGACAACAGTTGTGTCAGTTGTAGAGTACAACAACATTATTCAAGGGGGCTAACATGCCTACTAAAAAAGACAGTAGATTAGCACGCGCTGGTGTGTCAGGTTTTAATAAACCTAAGAAGACACCTAATCATCCTACTAAGTCTCACGTTGTTGTTGCCAAAGATGGCGATAAGATTAAGACAATTCGCTTTGGTCAGCAAGGTGTTAAAGGTGCAGGTAAGAACCCTACGACTGCGGCAGAGAAGGCTCGTAAGAAGTCATTTAAAGCACGTCACGCTAAGAACATAGCTAAAGGTAAGATGTCTGCGGCATATTGGGCTAACAAGAGTAAATGGTGATTATATGAGCATGTTAGAATTAGACCCGTTAGCGATTGTTAATCAACAACCTAAACAGGACGAACAAGTAGTTCCTTCTCCAAATATGTCAGCGCCTGCACAATCAGGTGTTAACGGTGTTAATACTACTGGTATGCTGTCTACACAGACGCCTACAGTGAATGAATACTCATCCCCGTTTGATGTAGGTATGTCAGCACAACAAGCAACCACTTCTACTGTTGTTCAACCTCAATCAAATAACACTTTAACTAAAGCCGAGTTCATAACTCAAGCTACCAAAGATATAGATGAGGTGGGTAGAGTAAGACCGTCTACTCTAGAAGGTATAAATTATCAATACAACCCTTTACAGACGGGTAAAGGCTCTGCCAGTGAAGTTGAGTTGGACAGGGCTAGGCAGTATTCAGAGTGGGCACAAGCTCCCGGAGCGTATTCTGAAGGTACTGATGTAGATGCTATAGTAGAAGATATAATGTATACACAGCTATCTTCTGTTAAAGAAGGCACAGCTATGGATGCGATGGATGTAGTAGTCCCTCTTGCGACCATGGCGCTTACAGCAGGGTTAGGTGGCGCTATAAGTACTGCATGGGGTGTTAGTTCAGCCACAGGTGCAGGCATAGCGGCAGGTGGTGTAAGTTTAGCTCAAGGTGATAGTTTAGATGAAGCCTTGGTTAAAGGTTTTACAGCAGGTTTAGGTGAAGCAGCTAATAGCGCTAACCAAGCTCTTACAGCGGCTCAACAGGCAGGCGAGACGGCAGAGGTTATCAAAGGCCTACAGGCAACTGCGGAAGTTACAAATAATATTAAGAATGTTGTGAACATAGGTCAGGCTATTGAAAGCGGAAATATCCTAAAGGGTATTAATGCCGGGTTAGGTCTTGCAGGTATTCCTACCTTAGAGGAAATAGCAACGGACGGTATATTAAAGTTTAACCCAGACTCTGAGTTTTTGATTGAAAACGCTGATAACTTAGCAGGTGCTGCTTTGAATGTAGCTGAAGGTTTAGCTCAGGGTGAAAGCATTGATAAGGCCTTGTTAGGCGGTATTAATAAATATATAAGGTCAGGCGGTAATCTAAACGGTTTAGTCCCAGAAGGCGGAGACTTTAGCTTTGACTTTGACTTAGAGATGCCTGCGTGGCTACAAAGTGTCGCTGAAACAGCTTCAGATATAAATAAAAACTATGTCAAACCTGCTATTGAACAGGTTGACCAGTTAGTTAGGGAGTTACCAACCACTAAAGAGGATTGGCAGGAAGCTGAAGATTACGTAAATGAAAAAATTATTGACCCTATATCTAATACTGTTAGAGAGACTGGCAGAGAAATTAGAGAAGATGTAGCTCCTGTAACTGAAGCTGTCAGGGAAACTGGTAGAGATGTCAGAGAAACTGCTTCAGAACTTAACGAAGAGTATGTTAAACCTGTAGCTGAAGCTGCTGGTGAAGTTGTGGACAAGGTTAAAGACTACGGTGATGAGTTTGGTGACTTAGCTAACAACTTGATTAAAGGAATGTTAGGTGGGTTAGCTGCTAGTGGTAGTTCACAACGTAGTCCACAACAAGCAAGACAAGGTTCTGTACCTTCAAATCAATTTCTAAAACCTGAGTTAGTCCGAGGATTTGACTTAGACCAACCATTTGTAAACCCCTTATTGAGAGGATAATATGACTTATTTAGAAGCAGTTAACAATGTGCTTATTCGATTACGTGAGGATGAAGTCGAATCAGTATCTGACAACGCTTACTCTAAACTTATAGGGCTGTTTATCAATGATGCTCTGGTTGAAGTAGAGAGCGCATGGGACTGGTCAGCACTACGTAATACACTTACAGTAACTACTACACCTAATATTTTTAACTACTCGCTAGTTGGAACTAATAACAATGCTAAGGTTTTGGATGTCATTAACGACACCTCAAACTTCTTTATGCACTATAAAGAACAGCATTGGTTTAACAACCGATTTCTTAACATTGATCCTCTTGTAGGTAAACCATCTTACTACACGTTCAACGGTATCAATAACAATGGTGATACGCAGATAGATCTATACCCTATACCTGATACAGTGTATACCCTTAGATTTAACATGATACTACGTAGCCCAAAACTAGTTAACAATACAGATAAGATTCAAGTCCCTTATCTACCTATTATACTTCTAGCTACTGCATTAGCTTCACGTGAGCGAGGAGAGACTGGTGGTTCATTAACACCTGAACTTATGGTCAATGCTAAACAAGCTCTAAGCGATGCTATTGCTTTAGATGCAGGTAAGCATCCTGAAGAAACAGTATTCTATACGGTGTAACTTATGGCTCAAAGATTACAGAACATAACGATAGCAGCACCAGCATTTAAAGGACTAAACACACAGGACAGTCCTCTAAATGGAGATTCTCAGTATGCTTCTATTGTGGATAATGCAGTAGTTGACAGCTATGGTCGTATTGGTGCAAGGAAGGGATTAAAACTGCTGACAACAGATAACACATTACTAGGTGGTTTTAAACCTTCAGTGTTACATGAGTATGAGGATGTTAGTGGAAACACTACTGTCTTTAGTGTTGTTAACGAGAAGATATTGTCTGGTACGACTACACTCTCAGAAGTAACTCCTAGTAGTTATACCATAAATAACAACAAATTTCAAGTAGTAAATTTTAATGACAAGTGTTACTTCTTTAACAAAGGCCACATGCCACTAGTTTATGACAGTGTAAATGGTATGCAGGTGATGGACACTATGCCTAGCTTTTCAGGGACTGCACCTCAAGGGGATGTTGCCCTAGCTGGCTTTGGTAGACTTTGGGTTGCTGGTGTTACTGGACAACCTAACACTGTATACTGGTCTGACCTGTTAATTGGTGAATCGTGGGATACTGGTTCGTCTGGTAGTCTAAACTTGGACAAAGTTTGGGCAGATGGTGCTGATAAAGTAACCGCTTTATCTATTTGGAATGGGTACTTAGTTATCTTTGGTTACAATTCTATTGTGCTATATCAAGGAGCTGAAGATCCAGCTACTATGTCACTAGCTGATACAGTATCAGGAGCTGGTTGTGTAGAGCGTGATAGCGTCCAAGCTACTGGTACTGACTTATTGTTCTTATCCTCTCGTGGCTTGATGTCAATGGGACGTACAGTTCAAGAGAAGTCTAATCCTATTAACGATGTCAGTAAGAACATTAGGGATGACTTAACAGCAATCTGGAAGTCTGAGACAGACCACGTTAAGAGTGTGTACTCTGCGGTTAACAGCTTCTACTTACTTGTGTTCCCTAGCAGTAATACAATATACTGTTTTGATACAAGGGGACTCTTAGAGAATGGGTCTTATAGGGTTACACGTTGGGTGACTGAAAAGCACTACACTTTTTTATCTACCCAAGATGACACACTATTAGTGGCTAACTCTGACGGTATCAATGAGTATTCAGGTTACACAGATAACAGTGAAAGCTACCGTATGAGGTACTTCAGTAATCCATTATCCTTTGGAGATTCTAGTAGTATTAAGTTTCTGAAGAAAATAATACCAACGATTATAGGTGGTAGTGGTTTAGAGGCTTCTATAAAGTGGGCTTATGACTTCACCAATGACTTCAAAGGTCAAGCTATAACCTTAAATGAAAATGGAACTGCGGCATACTATGGAATAGCTAAGTTTAACACTGACGCTAAGTACGTTTCTGGTGGCTCACTGCTAAGTAAGAAAAGAATTAATACAACAGGTTCAGGTAATACTGTTACCGTAGGTTTAGAATGTGATATCGAAGGTGGCGCATTGTCCCTTCAAGAACTTAATATACATGCAATGATAGGACGTATCTACTAATGAGTACATATACAGTAACAACTAACTTTACAGCTAAGGATTCACTACCAAGTAGTGATGATAATAAAATTATTAAAGGGGCTGACTTCGGTACTGAGTTTAACAACATCTCTACTGCTGTTAATGACACTCAAGCTAGTGTGGATATACTAGAAACTGCTGTTGAGTCTCTAGAGGCGAGTGTAACTACCTTAGAAGCTCCAACATCTATTATTAACATTGGAGATTGGGCTATTGCTATCGACGGCAATGATTTAGTATTCCATTACAATGAA